GATGCCGCTAATATACAACCAGGTGAATTCAAAGACGTTGATACACCAGGTGGTAATTTAAAAGATGCTTTCGTATTCTTACCATACAAAGAACCATCACAAACTTTATTACAGTTGATGGGAATTGTAGTGCAGGCAGGGCAGCGTTTCGCGTCCATTGCTGACATGCAGGTTGGTGACGGGAATCAGCAGGCGGCTGTTGGTACAACCGTAGCTCTTTTAGAACGTGGTTCAAGAGTGATGTCAGCGATCCATAAAAGACTATACGTAGGTCTTAAACAAGAATTTAAATTACTGGCAAAAATATTTGGTGAGTCTTTACCACCAGAGTATCCATACGATGTTATCGGTGCTTCTAGAAATGTTAAGGCAACTGATTTTGATGACAGAGTAGATGTACTACCTGTAGCTGATCCAAACATATTCTCAATGAGTCAGAGAATATCAATGGCGCAAACTCAATTACAATTAGCACAATCTAATCCACCAATGCACAATATGTATATGGCATATAGAAATATGTATTCAGCAATCGGTGTAAAAGATATTGATAGAATCTTACCGCCGCCACCACCGAATCAACCTAAAGATCCGGCGTTAGAACATATTGATGCTATGGGGCAAAAACCTTTTCAAGCATTTCCAGGTCAAGATCATAGAGCCCATGTTACAGCGCATTTAAATTTTATGGCCTCTAATTTTGTTAGGAACAATCCTAGCATTACAGCCGCATTAGAGAAAAATATCATGGAACACATTTCTATTATGTCTCAAGAACAAGTTCAATTAGAGTTCCCACAGGAAATGCAAATGTTACCACAATT